ATCCGCGAGCTCGCGCCGCTCGCGACGACGCTGAGCGCCTGGCGGCAGACGCCGCACCATCGCGAGCTCGACGAGGACATCATCCTCGAGCCGATCGGCGAAAAGCAGCAGGTCGAGCTGGTCGGCTTTGCTCTGCTGAGCGAGGCCGGCGAGCAAGTGGGCTGGTGCGCGCTGCCCTCGCCGATCGTGATCGGCCGCTCGCAGCGCATGCGCATCCCCAAGGGCTCAATCCGCTTCTGACGCGCGCCGCGCGCCCCTTAACCAATGCTGCCGGAGGTCCGAATGGAAAAGCTTCAAGATGATGACCTGGTCAAAGCGGACCTCCGCCGGCAGACCCTGCTCGAGCAGGAGCGCGCGCCGCTCGAGAGCCTCTATCGCGAGCTCGAGCAGCTGGTCGATCCGATGGCCGCCGGCGGCTTCACGCCGATGGCGCCCGGCCAGCAGCGCAATTACAATTTCGACAGCACGGCGATGGAGGGGCTCGATCGCTTCACCGCCGCGCTCGGCGCCGTGACGACGCCCAAAAACCAGCGCTGGCATGGGCTCACCGTGCTCGACCCCGATCTCGCGCGAGTGACCAGCGTGCAGCGCTGGCTCGAGCATGCCACCGACCGGCTTTTCGCCTGCCGCTATGCGCCGCACGCGGGCGTGCCGACTGCCTACTCGGAAGATCGCCGGGCGCTCGGATGTTATGGAACCGGAGCGCTGTGGACCGATGAGGTTCGCGGCCGGGCGTTATTCGGCCGCGCACTGCACATGAGCGAGATCTTCATCGACACGGATTTTCGCGGCCGCGTCGACACAGTGCACCGCAAATTCGAGCTCACGGCACGCCAGGCGGAACAGCAGTTCGGGCTCGAGGCGCTGAGCCCGAAAATGCGCGAGGCCTATGCCGACGCGCAAAAGTGCGATCGCGACAAGTTCCAGATGCTGCACGTCGTGCGGCCAAACGAACGGGTCGATCGCGAAAAGCTCGACTGGCGCGGCAAGCCGATCGCGAGCCGCTACCTCGCGATCGACGAGCAATGGCTGGTGCGCAAGGGCGGCTATTGGACCATGCCGATCGCGGTTTCGCGCAACGTCACCTCGCCCGGACAGAAGTACGGCACGTCGCCGGCGATGAAGGTGTTCGGCACGGCTCGAGGTCTCAACGAGATCGCAAAGACGATCCTCAGAGCCGGGCACAAAGCCGTGGATCCGGCGCTCGCCTTCTACGACGACGGCGACATTTCAAAGCTCGTGACAAAGCCCGGCGGCCTCAACCCTGGAATGGTCGACCCCGAGGGGCGGCTGCTGGTGCACCCGATCCCCCAGGGCGGCAATCACATGCTCGGCCGCGACATTCAGGACAGCGAGCGCGCCGTCGTCAAAACCGCGTTCCTCGAGGATTTCTTTCGCATCCTCACCGATCCCGCCGACCGCATGACGGCAACCCAGGTGCTCGAGATGATCGCCAAGCAGGGCGTGCTCATCCAGGATTTTGCCGATCGCTACGAAAGCGAGAAGCTCGGCTCCGGGATCGAGCGCGAGCTCGACATCCTGCTCCGCGCCGGACAGATCGATCCGATGCCGCCGGAGATGGAGGAAGCCGGCGCGCGGCCGTTGGTCGTCATGACAAACCCGCTTGCGAAAATGGCGCGAGCGCAGGAGGCCTCCGCATTCACCCGGTGGGTTGAAATTGGCGTGCAGGCCGCGGCCGCGGGCCGCCCGGATGCGCTGGACCGGATCGATTTCGACAAGGGCATGGCCGGCGTCGGCGACGTGCTCGGCGTTCGCCCCAGCTGGATCCTGGGCGATGAGGAGCTCGCCGAGCTCCGCCGCGCGCGTGCTGCGAAGGAAGAGGCTGCCGAGCTCGCGGGCGTGCTGCCGGACGCGGCCGGCGCCGCGCTCGACCTGGCGAAGGCCAACCAGCTATCACAACAGCTCGGCGGCGGCGGCGGCCTGTGACCAGCGATCCCATCGCGGAGCGCGCGCGCAAGCTGGCGCTGAATGCGTTGCGGCGAATGGCACTGCTGCGCGCCCGCTCCTACCGGCGCGTGTTCATGCCCGAGGGCGTGATCGATCGCGATCGCGAGATCGTGCTCGCGGACCTGCGCGAGCACTGCTTTGCAATTCGAACGACCTTCCACGCCGATCCGTACGAGCATGGCCGCCGTACGGGCCGGCGCGAAGCCTGGCTGCGAATTTCGCAGCACCTCAACCTGGACGAGGAACGTGTCCAGAAGCTCGTGGAGCTGGACGATGGATTGTGAGTGGGGGCCGGCGAGCTTCGCCGGATTTGGAATGGGACGGTTGGCGAGCTCGGCGCTGGCGCTGTGCTCGATGAGTGACGGCGCCGCGGGCGGAGCTGGGGATCCGGGCGGTGCGGCGTCGCTGTTCGGCGGCGATGCGGCCGGCGGCGGCACGGGTGGCGATGGCGGCGGTGCGGCCGGCGGCGGCACGGGTGGCGATGGCGGCGGTGTGGCCGGCGGCGGCACCTCCGGTGGCGGCGGCTCCGGTGGCGGCGGCGGCGACGATCCCGAGTGGCTGCAGCAATTCTCGGCTGAGGGGGGCCAGGCCGACAATCCTTCAAATCGCGATTGGCTGAAAGCGAAGGGCTTCAAGTCGCTCGACGATCTCGCGAAGAGCTACCGGGAAGCCGAGCACGCGATCCGCAACGGCGGGAAGCTGACGGTGCCCGGCGAGGGCGCCAAACCGGAAGAGATCGCGGCGTTCAACAAAGCGATCGGCGTCCCCGAGAAGCCGGACGGCTACGAGATCGCGCTACCGGACGGCGTAAGCGAGGACGATCTCGACGGCGATCTGGTCTCGGCGCTCCCTGGCCTGGCTCACCAGGCCGGCGTGCCGGCGAAGGCTTACAAGTCGATGGTCGAGGGTGTGATCAAGCACCAGCTCGACACGCTCGAGGCGTCGCGGACGGCAGAGAACGGCAGCCGCGACGAGCTGTTCAATGAATGGGGCGCGCAAAAGGACGCCAAAATGGCGGACGTCAACAACGCCATGCGCGCGCTCAACCTAACGCCGGTCGACGTCGCCGCGATGCAGCGCGGTTTCGCGCAGACCTATGGTGAGCCGGGATCGAAGCGCACGCTTGCGCTGCTGCAGCGGCTCGGCGCCGGCATGGCCGAGGATGCGCTCCTCGGCGGCGACGGTGCGCGGCGCTTCGGGATCACCGGCGCGGAAGCACAGGCCGAGATCGACAAGCTGATCGGCGACACGGATTTCCAGACGAAGCTGATGACGAAGAATCCGGCGGCGGTGGCGCGCTGGGACCGGCTCAACGCGGCGATCGCCGCCGATCGCGACGCGAAGGCGCGTGCGGCCGCGGGCGGTTGACGCAATGCGCCGAGCGGGTTAGCGCCCCGCCGCGCGCTAAATTTTCGCGCACTGCTTTGGAGGGCCTTGACGGCCCTCCATTTTTTTGTGAGCTGAAACGCATCACCTCCGGGGGGAGGGAGCGCCGCCCAAGCCTGGAATGGCCGCGGACCTGGTGTGGAAGCACCCGCCGATCGCGGGCGAAAAACGATAGAGCGGCCGGACCGTCCTGGTCCCCAAGCCCTTCGCAATCTGGATCAAACCATTTTGACGGGGGGCAGCAATGTCCGATCAAGTACCAACGACATTCGTCACGCTTTTCGAGAACAACATGCGGCTCGCTCTGCAGCAGAGCCGTTCGATTATCTGGGATCTGCTTCCGGAGCGCACCGGCACCGGCAGCGAGAAGAAGCAGCTCGACGACATCATCGGCCATGTGAAGAGCCGCAAGGGATCCGACGACGGCCGCCACGGCGACGTCCAGTTCGCCAACACGCCGCACAGCCGCGTGTGGGTCGCCAAGCCGGATTTCCACTACTACGCCGACCTGGTCGACAACAACGATCAGGTGCAGGCGATGATCAGCGTGCAATCCGGCTACACCCAGGCGGCCGTCGCGACGATCAATCGCGCCAAGGACGATGAAGCGATCGGCGGCATGTTCGGCAACATGATCACCGGCAAGGATGGAACCACGCTGAGCGCCTTCCCCGCGGGGAACGTTGTCGCAGCCGACGTCGGCGGCGTCGCCGGCGTGGCGACCGGCCTCAACATCGCTAAGCTGCGCGCGGCCCGCAAGATGCGGATGCAGAAGTTCAACGACATGAACCTGCCCTGCTACATGCCGCTGACGGCCGACGATAACGACCAGCTGCTCAGCGAAATGCCAGCGACGTCACGCGAGTTCGGTGCCGAGGGCGGCGAGCTGCGGGACGGCCGCCTGCGCAAGCTGATGGGCTTCACGTTCGTCGACATCGAGACGGAGAACCCGCTGTTTCACAATGCCGCGGCCGTGGATGCAGGGGGCGGCAATCGCAAGACGCCGTTCTGGACGCATGGCGGGCTGGTGCGGGTTCCCTGGTGGAACCTGAAGACGTCGATCGATCGGCGCGCCGACAAGCACAATGCAATCCAGGTCTATGCCTCCTTCTGCGGCGCGGTCACCCGCACCGACGACGGCATGGTCGGGTACGTCCTCAACAAGAAGCAGTAGCGGCGGGGCCCAGGCGGCGGCGGCATTGCCGTCGCCTGTGCTTTGACGGTCCCAAGGGAGAACCAACATGCCAAATTTCAATTCGATCGAGCTGGCGGCGGTCCTCGGCTCGGCCCCGCAGGCGCAGCCGGACAGCGCCGTCGTCGGCGGCAAGGTGCGCCGCCTGCGCGCCAGCTTCAACCTCGCCGCCCAGGCGAACGGCGACACGCTCACGCTCGGCAAGCTGCCGGCGGGCGCGTCGTTCCTCATGGGCCTGATCACGAGCTCGGTGTCGCTTGCGACCTCAACGCTCGCGATCGGCGTCGCCGGCACTGCGGGCAAGTACCGGGCAGCTGCCGTCCATACGGCGGCCGACGCGCCGACGCCGTTCGGCGTGGCGGCGACCAAGGACGACGCGCCGCTCGCCGCGGACGAGACCCTGATCGCGACGATCGGCACGGCCGCGCTTCCGGGCGCCGGTCAGCTGGTGATCGACATCCTCTACACGACCAGAGCGTAGCTGGCCGTGTGCGGCCGCCGGGAAGCGAGGTCCACGAGCCTCGCTCTCTCGGCGGCCGATCTGACGTAGCGAGAGGGGCAGGCACATGGCGACATTCAAACTCACCTGGAAGCGCGGGCAGCGCACCCAGCACATCGTGCGCTCGGCGGGCGCGGCGATCGCCGGCGGCGACGCGATCGAGCTCAACATCGACACGACCAACCTGACCAAGGGCGAGGCGCTCGACGCGCTCGAGCAGATCAAGGCTCAAATCCTCACGAAGGGCTGGCCTCAGTAAAGGAGGCCCCGCGTGGCCGGCTATGTCCAGGTCGCCAATCTCGCGCTGCAGAAGATTGGCGCCGACGATCAACTAACGGACCCCAGTGATCCGACGCCGGCGGCGCAGGCGATCGCCGCCGCTTGGGAGCCGATCCGCCGCGCGGTTCTGCGCAAGGGCAAGTTCAATTTCTCGCTGACGCGCGCCGAGCTCACCGCCCAGGCGAGCTCGAGCCCAGGCTACCGCACCCCCTACCCTTTCGAGTACCGCTTCCCGCTGCCTAGCGATTTCCTGCGCTTCGTCGAGGTGCTCGGCCCGAGCTCGGTTATCGACCGCTACAAGCTCGAGCGCGGGGCGGTGCTAGCGGACAGCATCGGCCCGGTCTTTGTACGCTATGTCGCCGACGTCGAGGACGCCGCCGAGTGGGACGATCTTTTCGTCGAAGCCTTCGCCGCGCGCCTGGCGTTCCAGGTCGCCGATCGGGTGACGGGAGATCGCGGCCGCAAGAGCGATTGCTGGGCGGAGTATCGAGCCGCGATCCGCGAAACGGCCGGCGTCGACGCCAAAGAGGATCCGCCCGAGGAGGCGCAGGATAGCAGCTGGATCACCGCGAGGTTCGGGTGAGCGAGCTCACGCCGATCCTCAACAGCTTCAACGGCGGCGAGATCAGCCCTCGCATGCACGGCCGCACCGACCAGGCAATCTACCGGATTGCCGCGGCCGAGATGTTCAATTTCGTTCCGAGCATCGAGGGGCCCGCGGTCAAGCGCACCGGCTTCCGGCATATCCGCGCGGCGATGGCCGCCTCGAGCTATCTCTCGAGCTTCATTTTCAGCGTCACCCAGGCCTATGTGATCGAGTGGGGCGAGCAGCTGCTGCGCTTCTACACGAACGGCGGGCGGATCGAGCTCGGCGGCGGCGCGCCCTACGAGGTGGCCGTTCCCTACACGGCCGCCCAGGCTCCGTTCGTGTCGCAACAGCAAAGCTACGATCGGACCTATCTCGCGCACCGCTCGCACAAGCCGGCGGCGCTAACCCGGACGGGCGCCTCGACCTTCAGTTTCGCCAATCTGAGCTTCAAGGACGGCCCATTCGGGGACGTTAACACCGACGAGACGCGCCGCGTGAACGTTACCGGCGGCACCGGCGTGGTCACGGTGAGCTGCAATCAGCCGATCTTCAACGCCGGCCATATCGGCTCGCCGTTCCTGATCGAGGCCGAGGATTTCAACGACATCAAGGCCTGGGAACCGGGCCTCAAAGTCATCGCCGCGATGGGCGCAATTCGCCGCTCGGGCGGCCGCGTCTACCAGTGCACCGCCTTTGCCGACAGCGGAACGACCGGCTTCACCGGAAGCGATCCGCCCGATCATGATTACGGCTCCGAATGGGATGGCAACGGCGGCGACGCGCCCGGCGATCCCGACGCCCTCTACGGCTGCAAGTGGAAGTATCTCTACGACCGCTTCGGCATTGGAACGATCACCGCGGTGGCCGGCAACGGATTGAGCGCGACCATGACGGTGACGCGGCGCATCGCCTCGAGCGTCGTCGCGGGCGGCTCCTTCAAATGGGCGCATGCGGCTTTCTCGCAAGCCGCGGGCTGGCCGAGCAACGTCCTGCTGGCGTTCGGCCGGCTGATCTTCTTTACCGATTTCGAGATCATCGCGTCGGTTGTCGGCGACTATGCCGGCGGCACCGTCAACATGGCGCCGTTCACGCGCGGAGGCCTGTTCACGCCGGACATGGCGTTCCGGCGCCGCCTCGCGATCTCCAACCCGATCCTGTGGGCGCGCGAGGACCGCGACGTGATCCTGATCGGGACCAGCGACGGCACCTATGCAATCCGCAAGATCAACAGCGGCGAGATCTTCGCGAGCGACAATATCGAATGCGTGAAGCAGGCGCGCTACCGCTGCGCGCCCGCCTGGCCAGAGCAAACCGGCGTATCGACGATCTTCGTACAGCGCGGCGGCCGCAAGCTGCGCGAGGCCGGCTATAGCCTCGACTCCGACCGCTACGTCTCGCCCGATCTCACCGTGTGGCAGCGCCACATCATGAAGAGCGGCGTCAAGCAGCTCGCCTTTCAGGCCGATCCCGAGGAGTTGCTATGGGCGGTGCGCAACGACGGGCAGCTGGCGCTGCATCCGCACGTTCCCGAACAGGAAGTCCGCGGCTTCTCGCGCGCGGGGCACGCCGGCGGCGCGGTGCTCAGCGCCGTGTCGATCCCGAGCGAAACCGCAGGGGATGAGCTCTGGGCGCTGGTGGACGGCGTTGGCGGCAAAAGCGTCGAGCTGCAGGCGCCGGGGTGGATCGAGGAAGAAACCGCGCTCGAGGACGCCTTTTACGTCGACAGCGGCGCGACCTATGACGGCGCGCCGACGACGACGATCACTGGCATCACGCATCTTGCCAACCGCCAGGTTGCGGTGCTGGCGGATGGCGCGGTCGTGCGCGGCTTGAGCGTTTCCGCCGGCGGCGAGCTCGAGCTGCCGACGCCGGCGTCCAAGGTGCACGTCGGCCTCGGTTACCAGGCGCGCCTCACCTGGCTTCGGCCGGACCTTAGCGACGGCGCCGGCAACACGCTGCAGGGCAAGCGCAAGCGCATCGTTTCGATCATTTGCCGAGTGCTCGAGACGCTCGGGATCAAGTTCGATCCTGGCAACGGCCGCGCCTTCGACCTGATCAACCGCACCGGCGGCAGCGCAATGGACGCGCCCGTCCCGCCGCTCACCGGCGACACGACGCCGGCGACGGCGGGCGGAAGCTGGGATCGCGAGGGCCAAGGCACGATCATTTCCGACGATCCGCTGCCGTGCATGGTCGTGGCGGCGATGCCCAAGATCGAGGTCGGCTCGTGAGCGTCCAGATCAGGCCTTTCCTCGCCGGCGACATCGTGCAGCTCGCGCTGCAGCCCTCGCAGCATGTGACGCTCGGCATGTGCCGAGCGGTGCATGGGATCGAGGACGGCGTGGATCTCGAGCAGGCCGGGCCGGCGTGGACGGCGATCGGCACGGAGGCGGAAGGCCGCGGGCGGATCCTGTGCTGCTACGGCTTCACAGAGCTGTGGCCGGCGGGCCCAAAGACCGGCGGGCACGCGCTTGCCTGGGCGATGCTCGCCTCGGGCCTCGGCTCCGCGCACCTGGCGATCACGCGCTTTGCGCGCCGGACGATCGCCCAAAGCCCGTTCACGCGCATCGAGGCGATCGTGCGCGCCAATGTCGCCGCGGAATGCAGCTGGGCGCGGCTGTGCGGCTTCACTCAGTCGGCCGAGCTCCGCGCGTGGGGACCGGACGGCGAGACGCATCTGCTGTTTGAGCGAGTGAGGGCCGGCTGATGCAAGCAATTCCAATAGCGCTGATGGCCGCCGGCAGCATCGTCCAGGGGATCGGCGGCTACAAGGCGGGAAAGTTCAACCGCAAGGTGGCGAACCGCAACGCGCGCATGGCCGAACAGGAGGGCGTCGCCAACGCCGAGCGGATCCGCAACCTGGGCCGGATCGCGATGGGGCGGCAGATCGGCGCCCAGGCCGAGAGCGGATTTGAGGTAGGCACCGGAAGCGCGATCGACAGCCTCATCGAGAGCGCGACCAATATCGAGCTCGATGCAATGGACGCGCGCCGCGAGGCGAGCAGCCGCGCCTACGCGTACCGCACCCAAGGGCACCTCGCCTATATGGAGGGGCGCAACAAGCTGATCGGCGGCTTCTTCGGCGCGGCTAGCACCGTCGCCGGCGGCATGGCCGATTATGCGGCGGCGAAGGGCGGCTAGAGTGGCGGCGCGCGAGGAAATCTATCGCGGCGGCGGCCAGGTAAGCCGGGCGACGCCGATCCCAATGGCGAGCGACGACGCGTTCGCGGCGACGGCGATCGGGCGCGGCATGGCGCAGCTCGGCGGCGAGCTCCACCAGGCCAAAGTCCGCTCAATCGCGATCGAGCGCCAGCGCGAGGAAGAGGCGGAAACCGCCCGCGCCGGCGCCGAGCTCGCGACGATGGCCGGCGAGATGCAGGTCCGCGTCAATGAGCTGCGCGAAGGAGCGCAGCCGGGCGGCGAGGGTCACGTCGAGGCGGTGCGATCGGCGCTCAGAGAGCGCGGCGAAGCCTTGCTTGGATCGATCAAGAGCGAGCGCGTGCGCGAACGGTTCGCGCCGCGGATCGCTGAGATCACAGCGGGCACGGTTGCCGATGAGGACGGCTGGGCCCGCGGCCGGCGGCTCGAGGATTTCAAGAACAATGTCGGCCGAGCTGGCGACACCTGGGCCAACACGCTGCAGACCAACCCGGATCCCAAGCTGCTCGAGCACGCGCTCGAGGAGCGCAAAACGACGATCACCGGCTTTGGCTATGGCGAAGCGATCACGCGGCCGCTGCTCGAGGAAGAGCAGTCCAAGCTTGCCGAAGCCTATCTCAACGGGCTTGCTGAAAAGGATCCGGTCGCCGCGGCGGCAGTGGTCACGAGCGGCGTGCTCAACGACTATCTGACGCCGCGGCAGCTCAAAACGCTCAAGGACGGGATCGACACGGAGGTGCGGATCGCCGCGGCCGACGCGCGGCGCCAGCAGGCGCAGGATGAGGCGCAGCTGCGCACCGACATTAGCGAGATGCTGCAGCGCATCAACGATCGCGGCGAGCTGCCGGACGACAAGGACGTCGACGCGCTGATCAGCCGGGCGACTGCGCTCGGGCTCACCGAACGCATCGACGATCTCCGCTACGCCCGAGGCAAGCTCAAACTCAGCCGCGAAACCGACAAGTGGACGCCGCGCGAATGGGCGGAGCAGGTCGATCCGCTCGCCGCCAAGGTCGCCAAGGGGACGGCCACGGCGGAAGAGCAAATGACGCTCAAGATCCTGCAGGAGCTGCGCGGGCCCAAGGAAACGCGTTTCCGGGATCGGCCGCGCGAAGCGGCGGCCGCGGCGGGGATGTCCGTCGCGCAGGTCGACATTGCGAATTACAACGGCGCCGACGTCGCCGCGACGGCGCGCTGGGCGGAAAGCTTCGCGGCGACGTCGCGCCTCGCCGAACCGCCCTACCTCAACCGCGACCAGCTGCGCGCCTATCGCGATCGCGCCGCGCAAGGGCCGGTCGCCCAGCTCGAGGTCGCGGCCGAGCTCAAACAATGGTGGGGCCCCAAGCGCGCGGCGTCGATCATTCGGCAGATGGGCGGCGAGGACAGCGCTGAAATGCAGCTCATGCTCGGGCTGCACTCGCGCATGGGGCAGGCCTACCGGCGCGGGATCGAAGCGCTCGGCAAGAAGCTGGTGACGCTCGACGACGGCGCCGCGCGCCAGGTATGGCAGCGCTACGCGCCGGCAGTGCCTGAGGATCTTCGGCCGGCGATGTTCTCCATCGCGCGCGGCATCGCGGCCGGTTGGGCGGCCGAGCAAGGCCGGGCCGAGCTGCCGGAGGAACAGGCCGCCGAGATCTTCGGCCAGGCGCTCCACCGCGCGGCCGGAATGCTCGGCAGCACTCACGGCGGCAATGCGACCGGCGGGTTCGCCAACTGGAACGGGCGCTTTGTGTGGCTGCCCCAGGATATGAGCCGGCGGGACTTTGCGACGCGGATTGCTCGAGCCGATCCGCAAGCCTGGGTGCGCGCAGCGTCCGACGCGCGGGGCAATCCGACCGGAGCTGTTCCGCACTACCGTGGATCGGATGGCAAGCCGAAGCCCTACACCAGGGGCGCGGCAGCGCAGTTCAAGGGTTTCACCTTCGGAGCTACCGGGATCCCCGGCGTCTATCGGCTGCTCGGCCGCGATGGCCGTCCCGCGGTCGATGCTCGAGGGGGCCCCTGGCAATTCGACATTAGGCGCCTGAAATGAGCGACGTCCGCGCCTACACGCCGGGAACGACCGGCACGATCGCCGACGTGCTTGAGACGGGCCCCGAGCTCAGGCCCGTCCAGCCCACGGGCGACGACGGCGCGCCGGCGCCGAGCCTGCTCGAGCAATTCTCCGCGAGCCGGCGGCTTACGATCCAAGACAATCTCGGCGGGCCCGAGCGCATTCAGCGCGAGGGTTGGGAAGCGATCATCGACGCGCTCGGCCTGCCGGCGCATCAAAACCCGTCGCTGAATTTCGGCGGGCCCACGGCGACAAACGTCCGCTTTCCCTCGGCCCTCGCCGGCAACCGTGGCGTGACGCGGGCCGAGCAGGAGCGGTTGCTCACCGCGGCGATCCGCGCGCGGCGAGCTCGCGATCCAAAGTTCCTCCCCGGCGTGCCGGACACGCCGGAAGGGATCCGGCGCTACTTTCACGACGAAGCGCTGAAACGCCGGCGTGGGGACCAGGAGCTGCTCGGCCGCGCGCCAGGCGGGTTGGCCTCGACGATCGCGCAGCTCGGCGGCAGCGTCGCCGGCGGCGCCGAGAGCCCGGAGTTTGTCCCGTCGCTGGCGATCGGCGGCTTCGGCGGCGGATCGCTTGCCCGGATCTTCGTTCGCGAGGGCCTGGTGAACGCGGGGATCGAGGCGGTAGTACAGCCTGGCCTCGCGCAGACGCGGCAGGCCTATGGCGAGGAGCTCACTGCCGACGAAGCGGTGACCAACGTCGGCGTCGCGGGGCTGTTCGGCGGCGCGCTCGAGGCGGGGCTCACCGGAGCTGTGCGCGGCGGCGTCAAGCTTGCCGATCGGCTTCCCGAAGCCGTGTTCAACGCAATGCCCGAGAGCGTGCAAAAGCGCTGGGCGGATCGGATGAAGGTCGGCGACGTCACGATCGGCGAGTTCTTCGCCGACGTCGACAATCGCGAGCTCGGCACCTTCGTGCGCGGCGCGATCGGCGAGGACCGCCTCACGCCGGACGAACGCGCGTCGCTCGAGATCCTCGAGCGCGACCAGGAGATCGGCGAGACGTCGCCGTTCCTGGGCGGGCCGGACGGCGACGGCGCCCACGAGGAAAGCCTCGGCGCCGCCCTGCAGGCGCTGATCGATGCCAATCGTCCGGCGCCAAGCAAGGGCAGCCTGCTCGCCTCGAGCTCGCCGATCCCCAAGCAGCCGGTACAACCGGCGGCGCGTGTCAGCGGCGGCCGTGTGACGATGCCGCAGCTGCTAAGCGACGTGGCGTACCTCAAAGCCAACGGCATTCCCGATCATATCGCGCACGGCGTCGCCGCCGGCATGTTCGCCGAGAGCGGCGGGCGCACTGGCGCGCTCGGACCTGTCACTCGTGCGACGAAGGGGCAGCGAGCGTTCGGCCTCGGCCAGTGGCTGTTCGATCGCAAGGACCGCCTGGTCGCACGCTACGGCGCCAATCCGACGCGAACGCAGCAACTTGATTTCCTGATTTCGGAATTGAAG